GAGGCGGCGGCTGAACTGCTGAAGCGCCGCCGAGCGCGGCAATCGCTACTGGAGTTTACAACCTACCGTTTTCGCGGATTTATCCCCGCAGAGCATCATCGCAAGATTTGCGACGCCCTGGAGCGTGTCGAAAAAGGTGAGTTATTACGGCTAATTATACAGATGCCCCCTCGGCATGGGAAAGCGCTGCATGTTGACACCCCGATTCCCACGCCAGATGGGTGGGCGAGGATCGCTGACCTGCGTCCCGGTGATCAGGTGTTCGGCAGTGATGGCAAACCATGCAAAATTGTCGCTGTTTCGGATGTTTGGGAAAACAGGCCGTGCTATGTTGTAAGCACCGGCGCGGCTGGTGATGAGATTATTGCGGATGCGGCGCATGAGTGGCTGGTGTCGGCGTGTAAGGACGATATGTTCCGTCGCAGAGAGACTCGATGGATCGCGGAGAACAGCGATAAAGATTGTTTGTGTTATCCTGACATCCCCATCAAAGCCGAATTCTGCGGCCACCACGACACAGTGTGCATTGAAGTTGACGCACCGGATCACATGTTTCTCGCAGGGCCTGGCATGGTGCCGACCTGCAACTCCGAGCTTGCCTCAAAATCATTTCCCGCTTGGTATCTCGGGCGCAATCCAGACAAACAAATCATCACAGCATCGTACAACGCAGAACTCGCTACCGATTTTGGTCGTAATGTCAGAGACATAGTCGCGTCACGCGAGTTTAAAAACCTGTTCCCGGATGTCAAACTGGCGCAGGATGATAAATCTGCTGGTAAGTGGCGTACAAACCAAGGCGGCATTTATGTCGCCGCTGGTGTTGGCGGCGGTATCACCGGACGCGGCGCGCACTGCGCTCTAATCGACGACCCTGTCAAAGACCGACAAGATGCTGATTCGCCGACAATTCGTAAACGCATTTGGGATTGGTACACATCAACGCTGTTTACCCGCCTGATGCCTGGTGGCGCAATCGTCATTATCATGACGCGCTGGCACACTGATGATCTGGCAGGGCGGTTGATCCGCGAAATGCAGCGCGGGTCAGGCGAGGAGTGGGAAGTGTTGTCGATGCCTGCGCTTGATGATCGCGGCCAGGCGCTATGGCCGGAGGCGTATCCTGAAGACCGACTGGCTATGATAAAGCGCACTATCGGCTCACGCGACTGGCAAGCGCTGTATCAGCAAGATCCGGCAGGCGATAACGCGGATGGTTTTCAGCGCGAGTGGTTGCGGTATTGGCAACCGCAAAACATAGATATGCTAAACGTCTATCTGTTTTGCGACCCGGCGAACGAAAAGAAAAAAGATTCTGATTACACGGTGTTCGCTGTAATCGGCGTTGGTGAGGATGGCAAATATTACCTGATCGACATGATACGCGATAGACTCAACCTCAAAGAGCGCGCTGACGCGTTGTTTAAACTGCACCGACAGTATCGTCCGATCAGCACATTTTATGAACGCTACGGTATCCAGTCCGACATCCAGCATTTCGAACATTTAATGGATTTGAAAAACTACAGATTCGACATCGAGGAAGTGGCTGGTCAGGTCAAAAAAGAGGATAGGATAAGGCGGCTCATTCCGGTGTTCGAGCGCGGTGATTTCTATATCCCGGAGCAGTTGAACAAACTGTGTCATGACGGTGAGATGCACGACATCATCATGGAGTTTATCGAGGATGAGTACATGACATTCCCGGTGTCATCTCACGATGATATGCTGGACTGCATCTCTCGCGTATTGGACCCTGACATTGACATTGACCGTCCCGAGTTTGGCGCTGGCCAACCGTTGATGACCGGCGGTGGCGGCGGCACGATGATGGATGAGTATTACAATCAGTTCAACGATTACGAGGAGGTGTACTGATGCCAGCGACAAAGAGATATTCCTGGAAAGACCTGTGTGACAAATATAACAAGGATCGGCCCAAAAAGCAGATTGTCTATGAGTTCGCCGGTGGCCACCGGGTTTTCACACTGCCCGACAACGAGACAGGCCATGGCGTATATCCAAGTGACAGCCAGCAGGGCGGCGGGCAGTGAGCGTGCAAAAAATGACGCTGTTTTAACTGTTTTGTTTGACAATTTAACAAGCGATATGATATTACTGAAGTAAACATTTGTTTGCTCGGTCATTTTGGAGGTGTGTCAATGCACATACGGATACAGCCGGACATCGAAACAAACGTGGTGAGCAGCGAGCTGAACGAGGCTCCGGTAAAGAGCCAGCGCGACGTGGCTGAACTCGCTCTGGCGAATGACATGTCGCTGTATTTGTGCAGTATCTACCCCAATCACCGTTGGGCGGTGTGTGTTGATTCGCGGCATGGTATCGCCAAGGTGATCGAGGCGGATTTGATGCCGCCCGAACTGGCGTATGTCATATTACTGCGTGACATCAACTACAGTTACAAAAAGGCGCAGGCCGTGTTACGCCGGGCTGGCGGCGAAATACTGGAGCGCTGTCGTATGAGTCGAGAGCGTCAGACAGCGATGCAGGTTCAGGACAGCATTGACGCAGCCGACAAAACTCCACGCGGCCATGTTGTCATCGACACAAACAACGCCGCGAACTGGTGCGGCGAGAAAAACAAAACAGGCGGCGTCATCCAATGAACGACGTGCAACTCGAAGATGGCGGGCTGGACGCTGTAAACATCAACAGCGAATCAATTGACGTTGACGGTGTTGAAGTCGATGTTGAAGAGATAGATTTTGACCCGCTGCAGTTGACCCGCGACGCGTATGACGCGTCAACAGATTATGTAAGCGCTAATCTGCGGAAACAGTGGGAGCGCAACATCGCTAATTTCCGCAGCGTTCACCCGTCCGGCAGTAAATACCACACTCCGGCATACGCGAAGCGCTCACGGTTGTTTCGCCCCAAAACCCGTGCCGCTGTACGGCAGAATGAAGCTGCTGTCGTGCAGGCGTTTTTTTCGACGCAGGACGTTGTTGTTATCGAGCCTGAGGACGCTAATGACGAGATGAGCCGGGTATCCGCAGACCTCATGATGGAGGTTGTAAACTACCATTTGAGGCATAGCGTCGATTGGTTTCAACTCGTTGTTGGCGCGTTTCAGGACACCATGGTTTACGGTCATGTGATCGGCCAGGTTGGCTGGGATCACGAAGCCAAAAAACCGACTATCTCATTGATTCCAGCGGAGAATTTTCGTATCGACCCGGCAGCGGATTGGGTTGATCCGATCAGCATGACTCCGTACATTATACATCTACAGCCGCGATACGCGCAGGACGTGCGTGACGAATTTCCGGGTGTCCCAGAATCAGCGCTGTTTTTGTCGACCGGCGATCAGGCTGGCGATTCGACCAGGCTTGAGCGCGAGGGCGACCGCACCGACCCGTTGGACGACGGATACCGCAGTGTTCGTGACCACGAGGTCGTGTGGGTTTACCGTAACATTTTCAATGTTCATGGTCAGGATTTTGAGTGGTACACTCTCGGCACGCATCATGTGCTGACCGACCCGGTACCGATTTCCCGCCGCGACTATGTTTTCGGCAAGGTGATAATCGAGACGCACCGGACGTACCCGGCGGGTTTGGTGGAGCTGGGCCAGGACACTCAGGCGGCTATAAACGATACGCTAAACCAGCGTTTCGACAATGTAAAATTAGCTCTAAACTCTCGTCATTTTGTACGCCGCAACGCTCAAGTTGATCTGCGTTCACTGCGTCAGAGCATTCCCGGCGGGCTGGTGATGGTTGGCGATACCGACCGCGACGTAAAACCTATCCCGGTCAAGGACGTCACGGCGTCAGCGTATGCGGAGCAGGACAGGTTCAACGCCGATTTCGACGATGTCATGGGCAGTTTTTCGCAAAGCAGTGTCGGCACCGCCCGCAATCTAAACGAGACTGTTGGCGGGATGAATCTGTTACGTAAAACAGCGAACATCATGACGGAGTATCATGTTCGCGTTTTCGCCGAAACATTCGTAGAGCCGATGTTGCGCCTTCTTGTTGATTTCATTAAGGAAAACGAGGACAGCGAATCTGTTTTACGCATGGCTCGTGATCGTGTCAAATGGCCTGACGGCATTGACGAGAGAAACATTGTCGTTACCCGAGACATGCTTCAGGGGTCTCATTTTCTATCCGTCAACGTCGGGTTTGGCGCGACTGATCCGGTTGGACAGATGCGTAAACTACTGATGGCGTTTGACGGCGTTGCCAAACTCGGCCCGAGCGTAATGGCGCGTGTCGATAAGAAAGAGATCGTCAAAGAGGTTTTCGGCCTGGCCGGGTACAAAAACGGTCAGCGATTTTTCGACGGGATAGATGACGAGCAACAGGAGCAGGCCCCTCCAGCCGAAGTGCAACTGAAATTGAAAGAGTTGGAGTTGAAGGAGAAGGACAGCGTCGCTGATTATCAAGTCGCGGTAAACAAGATGATGATCGAGCGCGACGTGGCGTACTCGAAACTCAATGTTGATCGTGAGATAGCGTATGCTCGGATGGCGCTCGACCGTGAAATAAAGTTGACTGATCTGTACGAAAAGCTCGGCATAAAACGCGGCGAAATCGACCTCAAGGAGCGTGAGCATAACCTGCGTATCCTACAGGAGATGTCACGCCGTGAAGATATCGATCTGCGTGAAAAGGAACTCAATTTCAAGGCGGCCACCGGCAGGCAGGGTATATGACGACAGCGACGAAAAGATCAGATATTCCGGAGTCCCCGTTAACCGATGAGGAGCGCAGGGAGCTGATCGAGGATCAGAATGTAATTGAGCGGTATTTGAAAGATGTTGTTTTAGGCCGCGAATGTTCGCGGTTTTTGGAGTCCAAAGTCGGACGCTTTTTGTTGGACATGGCGATACAAGAGGAGGACGCGGCGAGAACCGCGTTGGTCGAGGTTGACCCCACGGACGCTGACGCTATCCGTGAGTTGCAGTTCAAGGCCAGGGTTCCGAATCTTGTGTTTTCATGGCTCAACGAGGCCATCCGCGTGGGCGTTGAAACAGAAAAAATACTTGATGAGGAGTTGTGATGAGCGACACGGACACTACCCTTGACCAGGGCGTGCGGAGTGAAGGTCACGGCAACGAAGGCGAAAATGAAAACCAGGCAATGACTGAGCGTGACGCTGTCATTGCGTCCGCCGAGAAGAACAGGCTTGAGCTTCTCAAGGCGGAACTCGCTGAGGGTGGCGACAATGTTGATGTTGTTGACGCGGCGTTGAATTCTGCCGCTGATAACAATGACGACGATACGCCGCCGGATGACGGTGAGCGGTCTGATGACGCAGGAGATGATGTTGGCGGCGACGATGGCCCCGACGTATCCGCAGAGGACGAAGATGTAACCGTCAAAGTCAATGGGCAGGAACGTACTGTAAAGACATCCGACATTGCTGAATATCTCGGCAAAGACGCTGGCAGCGATCTGAGTGACGCTGATATTCGCGAATACCAGAAGCGCATTGCCGGTGACGAGAAGCTGAGGCTCGCGGCTGAAAAACAGCGAGAGATTGAGCGTGAAAAGCTCGAACTTGAGCGTGCGCGCCGCGAGCTTGAAGAGCAGGCCAGGATTCTGCAACAGGCTCAACAGACGCAGCAGACGCAACAGACGCAACAGACGCAGGGCGATTCCACTGTTCCCGACTCAAAGAGTCTGGCGGACAAGCTCGCTGACGCTGTATTGTCGGAGGATACAAAGGCACTCGCTGATGTTATCGAGCAGATTCGCAATGTTTCGCAAGCGCAGCAGGCAGATGGGGGTTCTGACAATAGGATCACACCTGAGCGTGTGCGCGCGGAAGCGGAGGCTGTTGTTCGGCAGGTGCAGTTCCAGTCGCAGGTTGACGAGGCGAGGAAGCGTTTTCACAGCGAGTACAAGCATCTCGCGGAGAAGCCGCTCATCAAGGACACCGTTGATCGTGTCGCAACGGAGATTTACAAAGCGAACCCTGAATTGTCGCCGTGGGAGATTGTGCAGCGGGCCGCCAAGCAGGTTGAGGATGAATTCAACCTGCGTCCGCCGCAGAAAGAAAACACAGACGATTCCAGCGGTGAGTCCGGCACGAAGAATGGTTCGGCGCCAGGCAGGCGCAAGACGTCCGGAACCGGCGCGGCGAGTATTCGCGCCAACATCAACCGGGAGCCGCCTCCGCCGCCGACAAGAGAACAGATCGTAGCGCAGATGGTCGCTGAGCGCAACAGCGCGCTCAGGTAGCGTTGTTTTGGCTGTTTGCGCGTTTAACCACAGCATGAAAGAGGTGATATAATGGCAGGTCAGCTTTGGGCAGTAAACAGCCTGGGCGGGTACATGTACTCGCTGAATCTCAGTAAGGAACTCCGCACTGCGGTACAGCCCGCGTGCAAATTTCGCCAGTTGTGTGACGCGCACGACGCGGCCATGCAGGGCAAGCACAAGGGTGATGTTTTTCACTGGAATGTCTACTCCAACCTGAGCGATGATGGTTCCGTCGGAAAGGATGGTCTCAAGGAAACCGAGACCATGCCCGAGGACAATTTCACCATCACCCAGGGCAGTCTGGAGATCAAGGAGTTCGGGCGTTCCGTCCCGTATTCCGGCAAACTGGACGACATGAGCGAGCAGCCGGTGAAGGAGATCATTCGCAAGGTTCTCAAGGACCACGCGGTCAAATCCCTCGACCGCGCCGCGCACGCGGAATTCGCGAAAGCTCCGCTTCGCGCCGTCGGCACCGCCGCCGGAACTGTGACATTCACGGACAACGGCACCGCGAGCGTCGACAACAACGCTCCCATGGATAAGGAGCATGTCAAGGCGATCGTGGACTACATGAAGGAGCGCAACATTCCGCAGTTCGGCTCCGGCGATTATTTCTGCGTCGGGTGGCCGACCACGTTCCGCACGTTCAAGAACAACCTGGAGACGATTCATCAGTATGTCGAAACCGGGCTGGCGAAGATCATGAACGGCGAGATTGGCCGGTACGAAGGCGTCCGTTTCATCGAACAGACCAACGTGCCGAAGACCACCGGTTCCACGGCTAACGCCGCGTGGACGAACGGCAAATCGAACTGGGCTGTTTTCATGGGTGAGGACACCGTGGCCGAAGCGATTGCCGTCCCCGAGGAGATTCGCGGCAAGATTCCGACCGACTATGGCCGGAGCAAAGGCGTCGCCTGGTACGGCGAACTCGGCTATGGCCTGGTGCATACCACCGACAATCCGGTGGAAGGGCGCATTGTCGTGTGGGATAGCGCTCACTGATAAAAAGTGAATAAAGACAACAAAAGGAGGTTGTCATGAGTTTCTATGATTCCGGAAAGATTGCTTTCGCGGTTGCCGCCGATTTGACGACCGCGAAGCAGGTAATGAGTTTTGTTGCCCCCGAGGACATGGCTGTCGATTTCGTCGGCGCGTCGATCACCACCGCGCCGACGTCCGGCACCGCGAACAGCATCCAGGTCGGCACCACCAGTGACGCCGACGCCTACGCCACGCTCGACCTGACCGACGCCGCCGCTGATTCCGCTGTTACAGCGGCGACCGTCGTCACCGAGGGCGACAACGGCGCTATCAACAAGCGGATCACGAAGGGCAGCATTGTCACGGTCAATACCGTCGGCGCTCCCGCCGCCGGTGCCGCCGACCTGACGATTGTGTTCAGGCCGCTTAACGACAACAGCTAAACATGAGAGGTGACAGTTATGGAGAACACGACCAAAAAGGGTGTTGAGACTGGTCTGTCCTACACTGAGAAGATCGAGACCGATCCGGCCAAGAACGGCATGGGCACCGTCGGCAAGAACCAGATGCCGCAACCCACCCCCAAGACCACCGTCAAAAAGGGTGGAAAGTCGTTCACGGTTCGGTGAAAAAACGCTATGTGATTCGAGGTAGATGATCATGGTTTTTAGAAGCGGGGCGCGTAGGCAGCTTTATGTTGTTTCGCGCCTCGCTTTTTTGTATTATTAAGGAGGTGTTGTATGCCGGTATTAAAGAAGCCTGAGTTTGAATGGGAAGCCCGGGTTTTCGATGAAGACGACGATAAGCCTGATCGTTCCGGCGGCGGGTTGGAAGACGGCTATGTGAATATGGGGTCGCCTGACGACATGCCATGGAATGATGAGCGCGGCAGTGACATGACTGTGAGAGAGTCCGGACTGCATCACGACGGACGTTACTGCCGCAAGAGAAGGTTGGGTTGATTCACGGACGGGGTTTTTTATGATAACGCTGAACGATGTTGATGTGGATGTTGCGCAGCGCGTTGGGCTTTTCCCTAAACTGGAAGACCTGCGAGCAAGCAACGACAAGGTGAAGAAACGTCGCGGCAGGCCGAAGAAGCTGAAATTGCCGTTGACGGCGAAAGAGTTTATCTCCGCTGAGGAGGTGAAGAAAAAGAAGACGGTTCGCAGGCGCAGGAAGAAGAAGCAGTCCGACACCATTGAAGAGCCGACGTACCAGCGCATTGAGCATGACGATGGCAGCCTGACCGTCATCATTCGTCCGGAACAAAAGGCCAGCGCTGATATGTTTGACGGCTGGAGCCGTTTTGAGATAGTGAATTACGTTGCCGCCGAAACCGGCAACCGTGTTCGCATTGACGGAAGGCTGCCGTTCGATTCAGTGGTCGCAAAGGCGGTAGAGGCGCTCGCGTAATGAATTATTTGCAGTTGTGCCAAGAGTTCAGGCGGCTGACCGGTATCGCCGGTAGCGGGCCTGCCAATGTCACCGGCCAAATCGGCATCAACGACAAGATCGTCGCGTGGATCGCCGACGCTGATTTGTGGATACAGCGCAAATACACCGATTGGCAGTTTTTGCGTTCGAGCGTTGACATCGTGACCATCGCGTCAAAAGACGAATATTCGCTATCGGACATTGGCGTTACCGATTACGGCAGGTGGATAGTTGACGAGTTTTTTATCAACCCCGGCACGGCGAACTATTCGCAGATGACGGAGTACGACTATGAAGCCTGGATGCGTAGCGAGTTTCGCCTCGGCGTAAAGCATGAGAACGAGCCGGATAAATTCGTCGTCAAACCTGACGGCGGTCTTGTTTTCATCGACGTTCCCGATGGGCAGTATACCGTTCGCGCGTCGTACTATCGTAGCCCTCGGAAGATGACGGATAACGTCGATGTGTCGCCCATCCCTGAGCAGTTCCACATCGCGATCATATTGCGCGCCAAGATGTTTCTCGGCGAGTACCATGAAGACGGCGGGTTGTATCAAAGCGCCGAAAAAGATTTCAAAGAAGTGTTCTCCGAACTGGAAGCCCATTCATTGCCTGATTGGCATCCGAAGACTGTCGGGTCGAACACGCTTTCCGATGTAGTTGTGGAGGTTGTATGACGCTGAGGTCGAAGTATATCATCCTCTCCGGTGGCCTTGATCTGCAAGCGCCGCCATTGTCGCTCGACCCCGGGATGCTGATCAGGTGCAAGAATTTCGAGCAGACGTTGGAGGGTGGGTATCGCTATATCAGTGGCTACAGCCGTGTCGGGTTCGTCCCCGGTGAAGGCCCTGTTCTCGGCGTGAATTACACGAACGGCGACATATTCGCCATCCGTAAGGACGTTGGCGCGGCGCAGGCGACGCTGTACAAATACGATCAGTCAACATCGTCCTTTTCATCCGTGGCTGGCGGCCTGCCGGATGGCGGGGTGTATGATTTCGAGAACCATAATTTCCTGGCCACCGGTTCTCCGAAGATGTATTTCTGCAACGGTAACGGCAAGGCGTATGAGAGTGACGGCACCAGCGGTGGAACGGTTGCCATCACAACCGGTTCTACTCCTGACACCCCGTCTTTCGTGAAGGCTCACCGGGACAGGTTGTTTCTCGGGTTCTCGGCTGGTTCTGTCCAGTGCAGCGTTGTTGGCAACCCGACGGATTTTAGCGGGGCGAGCGGGGCTGTAGAGATCGGAGTTTCCGACGAAGTAACCGGTTTCGCCAATGTTCCTGGCGATACGTTGGCTGTGTACTGCCGCAACAGGATTGTATTGTTTCAGGGTGATGTGAGCGCGTCCGGCTTTGTCCCTATCGTGCATTCACGCAACCAAGGTGCTGTTCCGAGGTCGATCCAGGAGATAGCGACGAATCTGTTTTTCGATGATCGCGGGATGGTTTCTCTTTCCACGTCTCAGGCGTATGGTGATTTTGTATCATCCGATTTGGCGCGGCGTATCAATCCGTTTTTGCTGGGCAGGACAACAAAAGTCAAGCAATCCGTCCTTGTGAAATCGAAGGGTCAGTACCGTTTGTTTTTCGATGATCGGTGGGTGTTGACGCTGACGTTTGCCGGGAATAAACTGTTCAGCGCGACAACGCAATATTACGAGCATCCGGTGGAGTGCATCACTCGCGGTGAGGACTCAGCCGGGAATGAGTTGGTTTATTTTGGCTCAAACGACGGCTACGTCTATCAGCTCGACAGCGGCACTTCTTTTGACGGCACACCGATTGACGCTGAGATCGGCATCACATATCACGCCTACGGCACCCCGATCAACCACAAGAGGTTTACAAAAGCCACGGCTGAGTTTTCGCAGGGTGACAACGTCTCGATCCCGATAAAGATTTTTGTGGACTTCGATACCGGGGTTGGCCGCTCTGATGTCATAAAAGACATAACGGTTGGCGGCGGCAGCGCTGTTTATGACAGCGCCATTTATGACAGCGCCGTTTACAGCGAACCGACCGGCGCTGAGGCGGAGACTTATCTTAACGGCTATGGCCGTAACATGGCGATTACTTTACGTGTCACTTCTGATACCGTGAAGCCGTTTTCGGTTGACAGTGTTATTGTGTACTACAAACTGCTTGGGCAGGTAAGATAACGGATTGGTGGTTATTATGGCTGACGATTTTCTCTCAGGGTTGGAACTTCCGAACGACAACAACACCGTCAACGATGTGTCAACAGTGAATCTCGATTCTGTCAATGACACGAAAGACATTGTTGACACATCGTTGTCTGGCTATGGAGATGTGTACAAGCCGCAGGAGGCCGGGTATAATCTTTTCGAGAAACCGTCCGATTTGCAGCCGTCGAGAAACTCCATGGTGCAGGATCGACTGGTCGATCTATTGGAGCGGGACAACCCGTACATAAAATCCGCTCGTGACCGCGCCATGGAGATGGCGTCACAGCGTGGGTTGTTGAACTCTTCCATAGCGGCTGGCGCGGCTGAACGCGCCGCGATAGAGGCGGCACTTCCCATCGCGCAGCAAGACGCGAGTACGTGGCAGAAGGCCGAATTGACGGGATACGAAGCTGGGCTGACCGACTGGCTAAATAAAGGAGCGGACGCAAGGCAGTTACTGCGTGACACGGCGCAACAGCAATACACCCTGCAGAACAAGGGTGTTGATCTCGCGAATCAGCTTTCGCTTCTTCGCGCAGGCCACGGTTACAGCGAGGCTGAGGCCCAAGCGGCATACCGCAGAGCGCTCGATTCATTCTTACAGCAAGCGCGCATAGATACCGCGAAGCAGAAGGATATCTACGGATACCAGCGGCAGCTTGACACTGAAGCGCAGAAGGATATCTACGGGTATCAGCGGCAACTCGATACCGAAGCACAGAAGGATATCTACGGGTATCAGCGGCAACTCGATACCGAAGCACAGAAAGATATCCTGACGTTTCAAGACGCTATTGAGGCCGCTGGGCAGGAGCGCGGCTGGGATTATGACAGCAAGGGTTGGTTACAGGACACGATAATGAAGCTCGAAACTGACCCGAACATAAAGGCAGAGGACAAGACAACGTTGATACGGCGTGCTATCAACTTAGCGGATTACATGAGTTCTTTTGATTTTTCAGGTGTCGAGATAGTGTAATGGAATCGCTTGTCGATGTAAGGGAATACACTACTGACGAGTACCATGAAGTCGCTAAACTGTGCCTCGATATTTGGAAAGCGAGCGACTTGTATCGCGGGTTCAAATGCAGTGACAAGATTCTTCATCTTCTCAAGAGGATACCGAAAGACAGCGGCATGCTCGGCGTCGTGGCTTTTTCCAAAGGCGACGGTCGTCCTGTTGGCGTCATCCTCGCGAGAGCGAGCGAGTTTTTCTTTGGCCCGCAGATAACGGTTGCTGATTTTCTTTTCTGGGTAGCGCCTGAATACAGAAATCTCGACACAGCAACGAAATTGGTGAGATATTTTGAAAAATGGGCAGAAAGCAAAGGAGCGGTCAAGGTCAGTATTGGCACCACTTCCGGCATTAAGACAGAGAAAACAGCCCGGCTTTTTCGTCATCTTGGTTATGATCATGCTGGGTATATCTTTAGCAAAAGGATGGGCGCTGGTTATGAGAATCACTTTTAATGAGACAGACGATATTGTCCGTGTCCCTTCCGCGATTCGTTCATTCGCGGATTGCGGAATGTGCCATGGTGATGGCGGCGGCGGTGATGGCGACAGCGGCGGTGGCGGGTCAACGAGTGACAGCACTGGTGGAATTGACGGGATTGGCGGGTTTGATCACAGCCTAAGCTACAATGATAGTTACACGTCGAAAGATGTTGACACATCGAAAGATGTTGACACATCGAGTTACGGCGGTGGCGATTTCACGTCAAGCGGATATTCCTACAGCGACGGCAGCGGTATAAGCACGAAAGGGTCTGGTGACAGCCGTGGCGGCACGCGGCAGGCCGATGTAGTTGACCAGGAGCAGCCGCAACAGCAGCCCGACACTCCTGTTGACTACAGCCATTTTACAGAACCGGTAGCCGGGCCGTTGACTGAATCACAGATGAGGGCTGAGAACCGCAGGGCGTTATACGGCGGTTATGCGTACTCCAACCCGGCTTACGAGAATAGCGATTATAAATATGACCCGAATATTATCGACCAGAGAACCGGCAGACCTGGTGGATATGTGTTGGCGGGCAACCCGGATTTCGGCAGCCCGGAGTTTGGAATCTATGGCCGCGTAAAATCTTTTCTTTCTCCGTCGAATATTGCTGACGCCGCGTTGACCGTTGGCTCGTTTCTGGCACCGGAATTCGCCCTGCCGATAGCGGGGCTAAAGGCGTTGAAGGCTGGATATGAGGATGGGCCGCAGGCCGGTTTCTTATCGGCTCTTGGAAGCACTGTCGGCCTGTCCGGGTTCGCCGGTCGTCTCGGCGGCACTGTTGCTGACACGACCGGGAGCAGGATAGCCGGGTTGGCTGCCGCCGCCGCTGCTCCTGAATTGGCGAAGAAGGGGTTGCAATCGGTGATAGACTCGTCGAATTCTGTTGCTGTTGTCGACAACACGGATCGTAGCTATTCCGGAACAAACGAAGACAGCACCGCTGACAGTATTGACGCCGTCAAGAGCAGCCTCGCCAGGGAGCCGGTGTTCAGTTTTAAAGGCAGTGGCGATGATAACACAGATACCGCTGGAAGGCGCATTCAATCTGTAGCCAGTGCTGGTGCCAGCAACACTGATAATGCGGCGATGAATCCGCAGCAAGCGGCTGAGATCGCATTTTCAAGCCCGATTGTGGATTATGGTTCTTCCTGGGGGTATCGAAGGCCGTCCTTGTCTAACACGTTTCGCGGGAGGTTTGTATAATGGGATTCCTTGATTTTCTCGGTGATATAGGCGGGGCTGTTGTTGACGTTGGCAAGCAGGCCCTGGATTGGGGCAGCGATGTCCTTAGCTATGCTGTTGATAACGAGATGCTGAATGACGTTATCACCGGTGCGGCGATAGGAGCAGGCGTTTCCTGGCTGATTGACGAAGACCCGTGGCTCGGGGCGGCAACTGGCGGTGGTCTCGCTGGCCTCGGAAACGCTTTCGCCGGATATGATCTGACGGATTATCTTTTCGGATCCGGTAGTCAACAGCCGACATCGACTGTTCAGCCGAACCCGATAGATATGAGAGAGATTCCGGGCAAGAGCGAGGATGGATATTGGACAGCCGACCTGCGTTCATATCTTGGTGACAATCAAAGTTTCCTGAATCCTACTTCCAGCGGCACTTCTTCAGTTCCGCAACAGCCGGAAGCCGGTTTATTGAGCAATGCTATCGACAGCGCCAAAAAATTTCTTGTGACAGACACCGGTAAGCTGGTAACAGCCGGGGCTGTTGGCGGAATAGGGAATTATTTGGCGCAGCAGGCCCTTCTTGATAAGCAGAAGAAGCAAAAAGAAGACGAGATAAGGCTTCAGAACGAGCTTAAAAAAATAGAAATCAGCCATGGGTGGTCCGGCGGCGGTGGAAAGTCAGCCGTGGCCCCGTGGGCGAGTGAAAAATAGAGAGGTGATCCATGGGTTTACTTAACGGCGATATCCCGCTCGGTGCTAATCCGCAACAGCCGCAACAGCCGCCGCAGGTTCCCGCGCCCACCGCGTCGGCTACGCCGGTCATGCAGGCTCCCGGCGTTGGCGAGGACCACGGCACGCCCGAGAAGAAGACTTTGCTTGATAGGTTGATGGTCAACACGTTGAACATGATCCATTCCGACGCCCCGAGGGACAAGATATTGTCTGGGATTGACCCGGCAAAGCCGGTCAGTAGCGTGGCGTTTCTCGCTGATCGCGTGTTGAGCGCGTCAAAAGACGCTACTGTGAAAAAGGGCGGCGTCCCGGTGACCCCGGGAATGGTATCTAAAGCGGCGAATCTCGCCGTCGGTGAGATAGCCAATCTCGCCGAGGCGGCTGGCCTTGTCAAGCTGACTCCGGAACAGAAACAAGACGCCTTGAAGCGTGTTATCGGCGGCCAGTTGAAAAGAGACGTTAAGGGCGGCGCGCTTGACAGGACAGCGTATCGTGAGTTTTTGCGCGGCAATGGCGTTGATGACGTTGTCAACGCGTTAAAAAGTGGGAAAAAACTGTCTCCTGAGCAGGAGTCTCGTATCAAAAAGGTCGCGTTGATGGAGGGGGTGTAAGATGGCTGTCGGCGAATTTCTTGGCGGGCTGGGGGCCGCGCTTTCTGGCGGCGCTAAAGGGTTTATGGTTGATCAGGAACAGCAGTTCACTCGCGGTCTCGAAGAGGCGAAACAGCGGGCGATAATGAACCGTGAAAAATCGCTTGAGAAAATCAGAAATACCGCTCAGCGCGGTCTTGTTGAGTACCAGCAGGGTGAGCAGACGAGGCGGGCTAAAATAGATGCGAAAGCTCGCGTTGACGCGGCCAGGGAATCGGCCATGACGAGATCTGAAGACAGGCGTACCGAGTTTCTACAGAGGCGCCTCGATAAGCTCGAAGAGGCGGCGAACGAAAAAGCTGTGAGCGGCGAGGTTGTGACTGATCTCGAGATAAACAAAATAAACGAGATCAGGAAAGAACTTGGTTTGCCGCCTATTTCGGTGAACGAGTCGCAAGAGACTGTCGATGTACCGTTCTGGCCGATCGACAAGAAGAGGACGACATACAGTCTCAGTGTCGCCGGGTCCGGCCCATCCCTTGAGGGTCTTGACGCTTTTGCCGGTAAGTATTCACCGAAGAAAGCTCACTAAAAAACAACAAAAAGGCTTCGATGGCAGATGGACAATTTTGATTTCGCCGAGGCGCGAAAGAAATACACGGATGATGTGATTGTTGATTACCTGGCT